CTGTCTTACAAAATGACTGTAAGTGCAGGTGATTATAAAGACTTCCAGTTCTCAGGTTTTGACCTTGATGTAACCACTACAGGCAAGGTGTAACATGAGCATAAATGATAAAACTAACGTAGTCCTGACGGGCTACCAGCGTGGGTCTACGCCCGTGCTAGAAGAAAGTATCATTCGATACTTACAGGATGAGCTGCAGCGGATAGAGAACTCTGTACGGTCACTAATAGTGGCAGGTGTAGAAGTACTAGACGCACCACCAAAGAACCCAATCAAAGGAATGCTGAAGTACAGCGTCAGCCCATGGGACCCGCTAGGCGATGGGTCTGAGGGGCTGGTTGTTTACAACGGTACAGCATGGATTGATGTATAAAATGAGGAATATCTAACATGGTATGGCAAGCAGTAGGCGCGATAGCTGGTGGACTTCTAGCTAACAGGGCAGCCAAGAACCAACAAAGAGCTATGCAATCAGCTATCGATGCACAGATGGCTGGCTTTAACTTGGCTAAGCCTTACATCAGCGACATGTATAAAGGTGGCACCGAAGGTCTGAACTATGCTTTAGACCAAGGTTACTACCAAGGCCCCACATATGCCGGTCTGAATCAAACGCAGCAAGATGGCATCCAAGGTATGATCAATACTGGTCAGATGGGCGCCGGTGACGCTGCAGGTTTTATGAACATGGGGCGTGGCTTCGGTCAGAATACTGCAAACATATATAATCAGGCATCACAGAACATGCTGGATAATGCTAGCCAGTATGCAGCTAACAACGCCGACCCACTTGTACGTGCAGCCATGCGTGATGATTACCGCAACCTTATGGAAAATACACTGCCACAGACAGGCATGAGTGCATCAGCAACAAACAATACGAATAGCAGCCGCAGAGGTGTAGCTGAAGCAGTCGCTGAGCGTGGCTTCCAAGACAGAATGGCAGATACCACAGCAAACATTCAAGACCAGCTCATGGGTAGGTCACTAACTGAGCAACAGAACCGTCTGTCTAATATGACAGCTGCCAACACTAACCTAGGTGCTTTGTACAGCCAAGGTTTAGAGAATGCAGGTGCTAATCAGATGGTCAGAGCAGGTGAGATGCTGCGAGGTGATGAGCAAGGCCGCATGAATGATGACAGGGCAAGGTTCGAGGGTGACCGTGATTTCCAGATGGATATGTATAGGCAGTACAATGCCGGCATATTAAATAACTCTCCTCAGAGTGTAGGTCAGGTACCACCCAATTTAGTTGACCCTCTGTCAGCCACTATGGGCGGCGCAATGAGTGGTTTTGGTTTTGGTGGTCAGCTTAAGAATGCGTTTGGAACACCTCAAGCAGCTGTACAGCCAGCTGTGATGCCTTTCGGTAATTATAATGTAAACGCAGGTATGACGCCATTCGGTATGCAAGGCAGCAATGCAATGGGCCCATATAGCGGCCTCAATATGCTGTAAGGGGGCCGATATGGGAATGTTTGATAACTTTACATATAATAATGGCGCACTTGGTTACACAGGTGGCAACACAGCCCTTAACCTTCTTTTTGGTGGCGGTGAGCAGCCGCCTATACTGTCAGGTCCTACACAGAACCCTCATGGACCTGTGTACAGCCCACCAACGCAGAACCCGCATAGTCCTGCACCTGCATTGTACACTGGTGCAGTGCCTTTACCACGCCCAGCGCGACCACAACCACCTGCTTTAGCAACTCCCAACCCACACCCGCCAGTTGTACAACAACCTGCACCTGCAGCGGTACCGCCTACAGTTAATCCACACCCGCCTGTAGTGCCTACAGGACCTACAGCCAGACCAAATGTCCCCCGCATAGAAATCTTAAGCGGTAAGAGTAAATCAGGCGGCGCATCGACCGACCAGCAGCGTAAAATGACACCGTTTAGTCTTACACCACCTGAGCCTGTGGACAGACGTGTAGGCATGAACGAGATGCTTATGCGAGTAGGTGGCGCGATGATGGGAGGCGCACAGCAAGGCGGTCTAAATGCCATGGACAAAGGCTTAGCGGCCTATGGAGATATACAAGATTATAACCGGCAAGCTGGTGTTAATCAGTATGAGGCAGAGCTCGATACCTATAACAAAGGCATGGCAGCTCTAATCAAAGCACAAGGCAAGAATAAGAACAAAGGTGGGGACCCAGCAGCTCTTATGGGATCTATTGTTGTTAATGATGCACTCAGTCGTGCGTTACCACTTATTGGTCCTTGGACTACCGGCTATGGTTCATATTTAGCTGCTCTGCCACAGACTGATGCTAGAGACCTTCGCGGTCTTATCGATACCATGAAGTCAAACGCTGGTTTCGATAAGTTGAACGCAATGCGTCAAGCCTCGCCCACTGGTGGTGCATTAGGTCAGGTGTCTGAGAGAGAACTGGCATTCTTGCAGAATGTATTTGGTAACTTGGAACAGGACCAATCAGCATCACAGCTAAAGTACAACATGGAGCTGTTTAGATACGTGTACAACACAATGATTCACGGTTTTGATGGTCATCCTTACCAAGCTCCAGCTGGAGCAGAAGCAATGATAACTGAGCTACGGGCAACCATGGGTGGCTCAGGCTCAGACTATGACTATAGCGCAGCAGATGCCATCGTAGGAAACTAATATGTCACAGCAAATGCAGAAGTACGCTGAGTGGCTCGTTGCCAATCAGAACAAGAAAGGTACGCCTGAGTTTGACACAGTTGCTAACGCATACAAGCAGCTCAGAGGTCAGCCACAGCAGCAACAACAACCAGCTGCACCTCAACCTCAGGGAACTGATGGCGCATTTATGTATGGCGTGGACAGAGCCCAGCAGATGTTCGGTAAGGGTCTTGAGGTAGCCGGTAGGCTTACAGATAGAGAAGGTATCGAGCAGTTCGGCACCGATATGGTGGCCCAGCAGGAACGTGACATAGCTGCAGGTGGCTATCAGCCCAAGTATGGTGGATCACTGCGTGAAAACTACCAGCAAGGCACGTTTCTACCAGCCTTAGGAGAGAAGCTGCTTGAGAACCTGCCATCTGGTGGCCTAGCCATTGCAGGTTTAGCTCCTGCACTGCTTTCTGCCCCTGCATGGCTCACCTTTGCTACAGGAACCACAGCAGCAGTTGCTTCTGGTGTAATGGGTGCAGGTGAATCAGCATTAGAACAGGAAGAGAAGCTAGGTGGTGACTATGATGCTAAAGTTGCAGCTGGTACTGGCGCACTTATTGGCTTCTTAGACCGCTTCGGTGCCGGCAAAGTTATACCTACAGACAAACTGGCAGGAATGACAGCTGAGGAAGTTATACAGGAACTTTCACAGAAAGGATTTGCTGACGCTGCACAGGCGTATGCATCCAAAGTAAGCAAGGCCGCTGCAGGAGAAGGTCTCACAGAAATAGGACAAGAGGGTGCAATAGTAGCCTCCACAGCTGCACAGGGTGGTCAATATACACCACAAGAAGTGATTGACCGTGGTATTGATGCAGGTGTTCTTGGCTCCTCAATGGGTGGCGGTACATCTGCAGTTACTAACCTCGTACCTACAGCTGCAAGCACACGCGAAGCTGGTGCACAGAAGCTGACTGAGGCTGGTGATGTATTGAACCCAGTAATGGTTGGTAATGACCCACAGGCAGCTACAGAGCTTGCAGTGCGTCTAGACCGTATCGCACAAGCTAATGACCTAAACCTGCGTGATGTAGGCAAGAGTAGCACAAAGGGTGCTCGTGAGGCTGTTGATAAAGCGCACATTCAAATGACCGAAGAGCTCAAGCAGCTCGCTCGTGACCTCAAAGCACAACTAGGCATAACAGACCAAGATGAGCTGTCTGTAGTCATGGATAAAGTCATGGCTATTGCAGCGCAGCGAGAAGCACGTAACAAAGCTAAGAGCACAGTCGGTGTCGAAGAGATGCAAGCTGTTGACCGGCTGGTTGGTAACACACAGGAAGGTCAGCGGATGCTGTCTCTGATGAGGCAGATGAATGAGCTGACTACACTGCATAACGAAGGTTACATAGGCGGCCTGTCACAATACACAGACCAGCTATCACCTATACCATCTAACGTAGGTTACTCTGACCGCAGCCTCATTGAGACACCAACACGGGTGCTAGGTACCCTGTATGGTGCCTCTGTAAACCCACTTATTCCAGCGGTACAAGGTGCAGCCGTTTTAACGGGACGCACTGTAGACGCCCTGACGGGCCGTAGAAGCCGTGTTGTAAAATACATAAAGGACAACGTAGAAGCCTCTGAGGGTATCGATACAAGTGGCTCACCGTCTGTTCGCAGAGCACGCCAACGTGAAGCAGAGGCACTAAAGACAGCTGCATCTGCTGATGCCAGAAGAGCAAAAGAGATACACAAAGAGCTCTATGCACAGAATGGTGACTTACCGTTCCTGACATTAGACACAATGCTGAAAGAGATGGGTCTGTCACCACAGCAAGCTGTAAAGCTGTTGGAAGAGATGAAAGCATCAATGCCTACAGTAAGAGCTGATGCAGATGACATGATTCGCAGCATCAAAGAAGGCGGCAGAGTAACAAACATCACAGCTATCGGTGCAGCTATGCGAACTGCTCTGGATCAGAACCAGACCAGCGTCACACGCGACAAAACACCTATCGCACCACAAGCACAAGCAGCTAACCCTACACCGGCTGAATCAGCTGGCTACCTGAGGGGCATTGAGGACAACAGATCTGCTAATGATGCACTCGTAGAGGCTGTAAATGGTAATCCTAATATCGCACCTCTAGACAAACTCGTACTTATCGAAGCTTTAGCAGACCTACGCAGCAACTTAGGTTCTAACCCAGCTGAACGTGCAATGGATATTGCAGGGCGAGCAGAGGCAAAGCTGCAGCAGCCTGAGCTGGCTGACACATATCTGATGCCGTACATTAATCGTGTTGTAGGCCAACAGGCTAATGATGCAGACGTAGAAACCAACTTCATGGCAGTGCCAGAGATTGGCGAAGGTCTCAGCATATTCCCTAAGACAAAAGCCCTATACAATAAGATAGATGGCATAGACGTGGACCAAGGTAACTATCAGGCTGGCCCTGATGATGTTACAGGTAACTCTTATGCAGGTGCCCGTGTATACATCAAAGAGAATGGCAGAGGTGCCTTAGAGGTAGACCCTGAGCAGTCAGCAGCTCCTAACAAGGCTGATGGTAAACGCTGGGTCAGTAACCTTGTGCGTCCTAACTTGTATGAGTGGACCAGCAACCCAGATAACATGCCTCAGTCATTCATTGTGACTGTAGAGCAGGGGCCAACTCACCACTATGCGCTGCAGTATGAGGCAGACGTGCCAACTGAGCTGTACAGAAAGCCACTGAGAGCTGATGGCAGCAAGCAAGATGAACCAACCATGCGCCCACGAGGATTTGGTGAGCTTCAGTTCGGGCGTCAGATTGGTGAGATTAAGATTAAGTCATCAGGCCGCACTGCACCTATCTATGACACCATTAGGATTGTTCCTAAAGACCAGCCCATCCTAAACATGCAGCAGCAGCCGGTTCTGTCACAGCCTGACGGTGAGCAAGTTGCTACAGAGTTTGACCCTAACGCTAAAACAGAGATGGGCTTTCTACCTTTTCTTCGTACACGCTACAATAAACAGTATGACCACCCACGTAAAATATTAGCCAGCGTTAACCGTAAGAATGCTGATAAACAGCTCGCAGCTCTCGACCAATTACTGTCTGACCATCCAAACACCTTATCTTCTCCAGAAGCGTTTATGGACTATTTATCAGATGCTATGGGTAAGGCTAATAAGGATGGCTCAGTCCCTCTTATACCTTATCGTGCTCTCGAAATGGTGCAGAACCCACAGATGGTTATCGACCAAATTGGAGGTATGACAGACGGTCAGCGTGAACTTGCTGCTGATGGATTTCTAGCTGCTGAAGACTTTAGACAAGCATATGCAGATGGAACCGCACGTCCAGATATTACTGGTAAGTTATTGCTATGGGGCATCCTAAGCCGTGGTGTGTCACCATACATCCAAGAAGCCCTATTTCTAGATGTTGTGACAGACCGTGGTAATAATCAGGGTATTGGTAAGTTTATCAATGACGCAGCTGAGGGTAACTTTAATGTAGATGAGTATCTAGCATGGGTAGAACGTACCGTTCCAGAAGCGAGCGCAGGTAGAGGCTCTACCCATAATCTAAACGCTTTCGGTGAGACACTTTTGCGGAAAATGTCCATTCCTATGGAAGATGGTGTAACACCTATGCAGCGTCTACATGACTTAATATCTAGCGATTTGTCTGGTAAAGAAGTAAGACGCGAGTTCCACCGTATTAACGACAAAGTAGGCATCAATAACAAAGTATTATCATTTATGCTTCTGGTATCAGGACGCACTGACGTGATGGTACTAGACCGCATACAGTTTAGAAACATGTTTGATGATGGACGCTTTTCTGATGCTGACTTTAATCTGTATGACTATACCAAGGTGGGTAAAAAGCAGATAGCAGGTTCATCAGTTCAAGCTCTGGGTGATGACACTATGGGTCTTATGGTATATGAGGCTTTAGAACGTGATTTAGCACCTACTATTCGCGCTGCTTATGAGGCTTTAGGACGTGGTGAAGACTTCAGCATGGGCCGTTATCACTGGGAGAGCTGGGTGGCTAGTTCTGCACAGGAAGTAGACCATGGAACTATCACTGGAATCATTAATGAAGCATTAGGTGTAGAGAACCCATACGATAACATACAAACCCGTGAGGGGCGTTATAATCGGTTTGATTCTGGTGCGATTTACGGGTATAATCCGCAGACTGGGCAAGCATATATCCAGCTACCTGATGGCTTAGGCAATCTGTATGAATTTACGCCTGAGCAAGCTGGTGCAGTGCTTGCACGTTTAAGATTGAAGAAGAAGTCAGACGGCATAGTTCCATCTGATTTTGCAGTTAGTGAGAGTCTAGAAGGACCATGGTATGACAGACCAGAAATCAACAAAGAAAACCTCGCGGAGCTCTACCGACAAGAAGGTGGACGAAGCGTTGAGCAGAGGGTTCGCCAGACTAGCGAGAATAACCCCGATGGGGATGGAGCAACCATTTCCAATTTCCAAGCCGGTCAGCTTAGCCCAGCAACCAGAGCTGATTTCAACTTTACCCCCAGAGGTAGAAGCGGAAGTTCTAGGCCGCCAACCCAAGGTGAAGTAAGAGACCAACTAGGCGCAGCTGAAGCTGTACTAGGCCAAGGTGGTCCTATCACCGTAGGCAAAGCTGGAACGCCTTTTGAGAATGGTGTACAGGACAGACGTGTAGCTCAGCTCATTGGTGAAGCATTAGGCTATACATTTCAGATTTATGCTAACCCCAGCAGGATGTTTAAAGATACAGCTGCAAGGGTAGGTACGAGCAGGTCAGCTCCCAGTAATAAGTTTATAGGTGGCTTCGCGTTAGAGCCACGAGACCCCAACAGAAAACTGACTGACCTTGTAGACCAGAAGCAGGTTGCTGGTGTCATAGCTGTCCTTGATCAGTATACACACCCTAAAGGCAACAAAGAGAAAAGCGTAGACCTGCCACATGCTATATTTAATGCATTCCATGAGTTAGGACATGGCATCGAGAGAATGTCATCTGACCCGATAGGGGAACGCACTAAGTCTTTCTCAGGTTTTCCTCGCATCACTGAAGGTGGTGTTATGGCAGACCCAAGCATTACGGCTAACAGTTTACGTTCTTATCTAGTGCAAGTTATGTATGCTGCTGCAGATAAGAAAGTTAAGAACCCTGATAAAAAGCAAATGCAAATGGATCAGCAGCAAGCTCAGTCTATTGTAGATGAACTTGTTAACCTGCAGCGTAAAGGTGTACTGGATATTAGAAATGATGCAGGTGAGGTTGTAGACCAAGCTCGTATACGCCAAGTTTACGAAAAGTTAGAGGCATATCGCATATCTGATTATGCTATACGACAGCATGAAGTTACCTATCTGCACAGGCCTTCAGAGCTTTTAGCTGACGCAATATCTGCATACTTTATAGACCCAGCCGGTTTTAAAAGACAGGCACCTAATGCAGCTGCGTTTGTGCAGAAGTTGCTTAACTCAGCTACATCACCGACATCGAGTATTGTGCAATTCTACTCAGCTCCACTTGCTGCTGTAGTAGCCACAATCATGGCTATGCTTGCTGTAGGTGAGCGTGAAGAAGAAGAGGAACAAGCAGCCCTGTCAATGGGTAGAGGTGCTCTCTCAGCATAACTGGCGGTCCCTGCAGGACTCGAACCTGCAACCTACTGCTTAGAAGGCAGTTGCTCTATCCAGTTGAGCTAAGGAACCGCTGCAGGAGTGTATATGACAGATAAACCAAGAAAGCAACGTGCCAAGGCCCCTCCTAGATACGGTAATGGACCTATGCCGCAAATGGCACGAAAGAATAACTACTTTGCTACACTAATGCAGACGCCTGAGGGACGTGCATTGCGTAAGGAGTGGTCATCTAGGCCCCGTAAGAATGCTGGCAGACCCTTAGGCGTACCTGATGGGTATCGCAAAGAAACTATAGGCCCAGTGCGTGAAGACAATCGCAAAGGGGCAGAAGAGGTAGTAAAGATTATGGCTAAGAAACACGGTATCGAGAATGAGTACGCAGTAGAGGCATTGACCACAGCTGTGGAGATAATGCGCTCACCTGATGCCACCAGAGACCGGCTGCAAGCAGCCCGATTGGTTCTTGATTTTACTAAACAGAAGCCAGCAACAAAGTCCGAAATGGCTATCAGTCAAGCTGAGAGTTTCCTAGAGGGCTTATTGAAAGAAGAAGAGCAGCAGCATGGACGAGAAACTGAAAGCAGTACGCAAGAGACTGCTCACTGAGTATGGGTTCTATTCCAAAGCTGCATTAAAGATAAGAACAAAGAGGGGCGATATAGCCCCTTTAGTTTTGAACAATGCACAGCAGATACTAGATGAAGCAATAAGCAAACAGCTTGCCAGTGAAGGGCGCATAAGGGTCATTATCCTTAAAGCGCGGCAGCAGGGGCTGTCTACATACGTAGGCGGTTATCTGTATTTCACTGTGAGCCAGCAAAAGGCTCGCAAGGCTATGGTTATTACACACCATGCCGATAGCACCAGAGCTTTGTTCGACATGACCAAAAGGTTCCACGAGCACTGCCCTGATATCCTTAAACCTCATACGAAGTATTCATCTAGAAGGGAATTGAGCTTTGACGTTCTCGATAGTAGTTATGTTGTCGCAACAGCAGGTGGCGAAGCCGTGGGAAGAGGTGAGACCTTGTCCTGCGTACACGCATCAGAACTCGCATTCTGGCCTAAATCAACGGCTGAGGAGACTTGGAACGGCCTTATCCAAGCTGTTCCGAATACAGATGATACCGCAGTATTTGTCGAGAGCACGGCAAACGGTGTAAATGGCGTCTTCTTTAACTTATGGAAAGGAGCTGTGGAAGGTACAAACGGGTTCTTGCCTGTGTTCATTCCTTGGTTCACTGACCCTGAGTATAGAGAGAAAGTCACAGAGAAGTTTGAGCGCACACCAGATGAACAAGAGCTAGTCGATAAGCATAGTTTAGATGACGAACAGCTTATGTTTCGTAGGCGTAAAATAGCACAAAACGGCATCGACCTATTCAGACAAGAGTACCCGTCTTACCCAGACGAGGCATTCCTGACTACAGGCCGGCCTGTGTTTAATCCTGACCAGCTGATAGAGTTGCTGGATCAAACAAACGATGTGCAGGAAAGGCTCGCTCTTGAGGATGGCGAATGGGTCAACCACAGCAGGGGCGAGCTAACCACTTACATAAAACATGATGAAGGTGAAAGATATGTCATTGGAGCTGATGTGGCGATGGGTGTCCGAAATGGTGACTGGTCAGTGGCAACGGTTCTGGACAGTAAGAAGAAAATGGTGGCTATTTGGCGCGGTCAGGTACATCCAGATTACTTCGCAGATATACTATATGCTTTGGGCACGTATTATAACGAGGCGTTGGTTATCGTTGAAAACAACGGTCATGGAATACTTACGTGTACGAGATTAGGCAAAGACTACAATTATCCTAACTTTTACACAGAAGTTCAACACGACAAGCTAACTGACCGTGAGACTGTTAAGCTAGGGTTCAGTACCACGGCTAAGACAAAACCTCTAATCATAGACCAGCTCAGAGCTTCAATGAGAGAAAATGAGCTGCAGCTAAATAGCAAAACAACAATACGAGAGATGCTGACATATGTGGTCACTGAGAGTGGCAGTATGGAAGCAGAACCCAGCTGCTTTGATGACTGTGTGATGTCACTGGCACTTGCCAACTACATCCATGAAGGAGCGTGGGAGCCCGTGGAGACACCAGATGAGCTTTACATTGAGATGGTATAGAACATGGCTATAGAAGAATATAAACCGCTTGAAGACAAAGAGGTTGTGAAGATTGTCGAAGACAACATTTCACGCTCTATTGGTTACTACGATAGCGAGCTATCTGTAGAACGCGAGAAGGTCACTGAATACTATAACGCAGCTCTTCCTAAAGCTACTCATGACGGTAACAGTAAATACATCAGTCAGGATGTATATGATGCAGTAAACAGCATGAAAGCTGCGCTGCTAGAAACCTTCTCAGCTGGCAGACGCATTGTGGCATTCGCACCACAGAATGCTGATGATGTAGAGACTGCAAAAGTCTGCTCAGAATACACAGACTATGTGATGTTCAGACAAAATGATGCCTACCAAGTGATGGCAGATGTAATTCACGATGGGCTTGTAGCACGTTGCGGTATAGCCAAAGTATACTGGGACCAGCGCACTGAGTATGAACCGCGAGAGTTTGAACGACTTACACAAGATGAGCTCGACATGCTGCTGTCTGAGGATGGCGTTGAGCTAGAAGACAGTGAGACTGATGAGATAGGTCTTATTACAGGCATGGTGTCTGTCGAAGTAGATAAGAGCCAAGTTGTCATCGAGAGTATGAGCCCTGAGAGCTTTATAGTAGAGCCACAGGCATCCAATTTAGATAACATAAACTTCTGTGCACATAGAGAGCGCAAGACAATCACTGAGCTGCGCGAAATGGGCTATTCAGAGGAGCTCATTGATTCAATAGGTGATGACCACAGCGATGTAGAGCTGGAAACAGACCCTGAGATGCTGGCTCGTCATGATGATATAGGTGCAGACCGTGGCTTCAATGCCAAAGGTTATCAGGACCAAGTACGCAGCGTAATGGTTTACGAATGCTACATCATGCTAGACCCAGATGCGACAGGTTACGCACGGTTGCACAAAGTGTGCAAGGCCGGTAATGCACTGCTGGACATGTATGAAATAGACAGGATGCCTTTCTGTGTATTCACACCGCTGCCAATACCACATGCATTCTATGGAGCAAACTTCGCAGACAAGCTGATACCCACACAGAATGCCCGTTCAGTATTAACACGCAGTATCTTGGATCATGCAGTCATCACTAATAACCCACGCTATATGGTTACGAAGGGTGGCCTGACTAATCCACGCGAGCTGAGCAATAACAAGATAGGTGGCCTAGTAAACGTAACTAGAGCTGACGCTATCGCTCCGCTGCCGCAAGCATCACTAAACCCGTTTGTATTCCAAACGCTGCAGCTTCTAGAAGATGACGCTGAGGACACCAGTGGGATTAGCTCTCTTAGTAAGGGCTTAAATAAGGATGCAGTGAGCAAGCAAAACAGTGGTGCAATGATTGAGCAGCTGGCAACAATGTCCCAGCAGCGTCAGAAGATTATAGCACGTAACTTTAGCAACCAGTTTCTTAAGCCATTGTTTCATGAAGTGTACAGGCTTGTAGTTGAGAATGAAGACCAAACAAAAGTAGTAGAACTTGCCGGCAACTATGTCGAAGTACAGCCATCGAGCTGGGAAGACAAACGTGATGTAGTTGTTGAGATTAAGTTGGGTTATGGGGAACAAGAACGCGAGGCTGCTAAATACCTAGCAGTACACCAGCTGTTCAGTCAGGACCCTACCCTGCAGCCATTTTACACACCAGAGAACAGGTACAAGCTAATGAAGGCTGTACTTGAGAAACAGGACATACTGAATGTTGATGATTACATCACACGTCCTGACCAGCTGCCACCACCGCAGCCTGACCCTGCACAACAGATGCAGCAAGAAATGGCTATGAAGCAGATGGAAATCAATGAGCGTCAGACAGCTGTAGCTGAATTGAAAGCACAGACTGAAGCTCAGATAGCTGCCATGAAGCTAGAGCTAGAACAGCTCAAAGCTCAGGCACAACACGCCTTACAGTCCGACAGTATGGACCTTAAGGAAGCTCAGTTTGCTCATAAGCAATTCATTGATGAAGGCGAGCTGGAAATACTTAAGACCACAGAAGATAAGCGTGGGATTGTATCACCAACAGGATAAGGAGACATTATGTCCGAAGCCAAAGAAGAGCAATTGGTACGAGAGGGCGAACAGGCTGAACACCTGCTCAATAATGAGATATTTGCAACAGTTACAAATAAGCTCGTTGAGCAAGCCTTTCAGTCCTTCGTCAACTCGAAGCCAGAACAGAAAGAGGAACGCGAGAGACTGTTTTATCAGTATCGCGGCCTAGTCGATATCCATCAGACACTACAACACAGCGTGTCTGTTAAGGATAACATCATGAACCGTGACAACAACAAAGAGGAATAGGTCTACCATGAGCGACCAACAACAACCCTCAGTACAGCAGGAACTACCACTAGATGCTTTCGGGCAGGTAGATGCTGAAGCAGCCATTCTACAGCGTTGGGAAGACCCTCAGAAAGAGGTATCTGAAAACGAGGCAGAGGCAACACCTGACCAGCTAGAAGAGACAGAGCAGGAGCAGGTGATTGAAGAGGAAGAACTTGAGGATGAAGAAGCCGAAAGTGACAGCGACCTAGAAGAAGAAGCTGAAGAAGAACCAGAAGAAGATAAAGATGAGGAAGTTATCGAGCAGGAAGAACTGTCTGATGATACCCTTGTTGATATTGTAGTCGATGGTGAAACACAGCAAGCTAGTATCGCTGCGCTCAAGCGTCTGCATGGTCAGGAACAATCTCTTACCCGCAAGTCTCAAGAAACAGCTCGACTAAGAAAAGAAGCTGAATCATCTATTGAGAAGACACATGCAATAATGCAGCGGATGTTAGAACAAGCTAAAGAACGTGCAAAGCCCTACAAAGAAGTCGATATGATGTTAGCTAGTAAGCAACTATCAAATGAAGACTTTGCTCAGCTTCGCAAAGAAGCAAAAGAAGCCGATGATAACTTGAAGTTTCTAACTGAAGAGGCAGACAGCTTTTACCGTGACATGCAGCAGAAGCAGCAAGTAAACCTGCAGCAAGCAGCAACAGAATGCGTGAAAGTATTGCAACAAGAAGTGCCTGATTGGAGCAACAACCTGTACAACGATATTAGGGCGTATGCTGTAGGTCAGGGACTGCAACAAGAGGAAGTGGACCAGTACGTAGACCCTGTAGTCATTCAGATACTGAATAAAGCCAGACTGTATGACCAAGGTAAACAGGTAGCTACTACTAAGAAGCGTAAGCCTCAGAAACGTGTTCTCAAGTCTAAGAAAGCACCACCCACTAAACAGGCCGTGCGGTCCCAGAGGGAAAAGGAACTTGCAGCAAAAGCTGCGAAGAGTTCTGACCCAGATGATGCAATAGCTCTAATCATGTCGCGCTGGGAAGAATAACCCAACGGCTTTAATTAGGAAGGATTATATCCAATGGCCCAGTACTCGACCTATGACCAAATTGGTCTCAAAGAAGATGTCAGTAATCTGATTACGACAATCAGCCCGACTGAGACTCCTTTTACAACACTAATCAAATCAGAGAAGTGTTCCGCTCGTGTCTTTGAATGGCAAGAAGATACCATTCGCGCTGGCACAGGTAATGCACAGATTGAAGGTCACACCTTCACAGCTGGCACAATCACGCCAACAACAATGCGTACTAACAACACTCAGATACTATCGGAAACTTTTGAAGTAACGGCGACAAGTGATATCGTGGCTGCTTACGGGAGAGCTAAAGAATCGGCATATCAGCTGGCTAGAACTCTGAAAAGCATAAAGAAAGACCTAGAACATGCTTATGTTGGTGTTGATAATGCAGCTGTAACTGGTAACTCATCGACAGCTCGTGAAATGGCTTCTGCCACTCAGCAGATTACTACATCTGTAGACGCAGGTTCCAACGCAACAGACCCAATGACTGAAGCAAAACTGCTTGAGTTGCATGAGGACTGCTACGATAACGGATCAGACCCCAACGTACTTATGATTAAACCCGCCGATGCCACTATCGTGTCAGGGTTTGCCGCATCGTCTGGGCGTACTCGTGACTTCGATACAGGCACTGCATTGGTCAATGTTATTGATCTGTATGTGAGCAGTTTTGGTGAACTTCGCGTGACCCTTAACAGGAACCAGCTGACCACACATGCATTCTTAATTGACCCTGCTATGTGGCGTTCAGTTGTTCTTCGCCCGTTCACTCGTGAACTGTTGGCTAAGACTTCTGACAGCTCTGTTCATGCTGTTGTGGGTGAATACTCACTGAAGCACATGAACTTCGGCGCAGACGGTATGCTTACCGGCTTGTCCTAAGTTCTAATTGATAGGTGGCAGTCTGGGGTTTTGCTCTCCTTACTCAGGCTGCCGCCTTTACCTCAAGGAAGATATAATGACTGATAAGAAACAGCCAAACTTGATTGGCATTGATACTACGTTCCATGGTGATGCAGACGGTATTAACCGCAAGCACACCCAACATATTCCCGATAGCTTCCTCAAGAACCTAGCTGACATGCGTCACAATAGTACGCAGACCAGAGAAGGTGAGTTTATGAAGCTGGCATCTATCCCGACTGTGGTTGTTGAAAAGTGGATGCGCGAGGGCTTCGATATCTTGACTGACAGAAACATTACACCAGCCCAGATTGTTAAAAAGCTCAAGGAAGAAAACTTAGATGGGTTCTTAGCTACAGAGAAGAGATTGTAATGGCATACACCGGCCCTAAGAAATACAGCAAGAAGGTTGGTAACAAAACAGTCAGATATGGCGCAAAGGGTTACACCATAGCCCCTAGCACTAAGAAAGGTGACAGCTATTGTGCACGGTCCTACGGACAGATGAAGAAGCACCCAGCTGCTGCCAGAGACCCTAACAGCCCACTAAGGCTGTCACGTAAGAAATGGAAATGCTCAGGTAAGAAAAGCAGGAGAAGTTAATGCCTAATGTCGCAGGAAGAATGTACCCATATACCCCATCTGGTAAGGCAGCCGCAAAGAAGGCCGCTAAGAAAGTTGCAGCAAAGAAAAAGACTGCAAAAACGAAGTCCCCTAAGAGGTACGCATAATGGCAAAGAAACGCGGTCTATACGACAACATCCACGCCAAACGTAATCGTATCGCTGCTGGCAGTGGTGAAAAGATGCGTAAAGTAGGCACTGATGGTGCACCTACAGCGAAAGCATTCAAGAAAGCAGCTTTAACTGCAAAGAAACCAAAAGCAAAGAAGAAAACTAGAAGGGCTTAAGTCATGAACTACGGTGATTTAAAAACACACTTCGAGGCTCTGTTGAATCGCAGTGATATCACCACAGCCCTTACTACAACTTTCATTGACCAAGGCATTAAAAGGATTACAAGGCAGCTGCGTATACCTATCAACGAGAAGAAAGCTGACTACACTATCTCAACGCAAACACCCTCTGTAATCCTGCCTAATGACTTCCTAGAGATAATATCCTTGTACATGAATCAACACGAGCTGAACCGTGTAACTATGAACAGGTATAGGGAGCTGCAGGATAATGTGACTACAGGTACACCACAGGTGTTTACGAGAGAGCAGCAGCGGCTACTGCTTTACCCACAGCCAACCACAGGCACACTGACACTGTACTACTACAGTGACTTTCCTGCTTTAGTTAACAATGCAGATGAGAATGACCTGACCACAATAGCGTCCGATTTAGTGACTTATGCGGCCCTTACTTATGCAGCAGATTACTATCTTGATGAACGTGGGTCTATCTTCGAGGACAAATACAACATCTTTCTCAGTGAGCTGCAGGAACAATCAAATGATCAGGAATTAAATGGTGGTACTCAGTCCATCGAACCAGCATACAGATTTGGGGAATAGTAAAGATGTCTAACAGCTCATTCTATACAAGCTCAGGCACCAGCCAAACACTAGAGAGGTCTGTGGCAGATGCTGCTGATGACGCACAGAAATTAGCCACAAACCCAGAGGACAGTCAGTATACCCTGTCTAATGGGACTACAGGCTTCTCAGCTCTGCACCATCAAGCTAAGGCAGAAGATGAAAAGAACGCTGCACAGACTGCAAAGACCCAAGCTGAGACTGCCCGTAACACAGCGCAGAACCATCGTGACGATGCACAGAAGCTGGCAATACAAGCTGAAGACAGCCAGTTTACACTTACAGACGGTGTGACTACTGGTTACTCTGCGCTGCACTATAGTGCGAAAGCGCAAACAGCTAAGACAGACGCAGAAGCAGCAGCATCAACTACATCTGGTCACATCACAACAACAACCCAGAACGCCTCAGATAGTGCTAATGCAAAAGCAGATGCACTGAAGATTGCAAGCAACGCCCACAACTCTCAGTACACTCTGGCTGATACAACTACCACTGGCTATTCTGCATTGCACTATGCAACTGAAGCATCTAACACACTGGCAACTTTCCAAGGTCAGTACCACGGTGCAGCTGCAAGTGATCCAACCACTAACCTTGATGTTGGGGACATTTACTTCAATACGGCAGGGCAACTCAAGGTGTATTCGGGAACGGCATGGCAGAACGCTGCGCCATCATCGTCTGACCAAACAAACATAAATACACTGGCTGGAATCAGTGCAGATATCACCTCACTAGCTAATGCTATTGGGGTTAGCACGACCTTCGTAGTCACAGTAGCAGCTGGTGTCTTCTATATAGATGGTGTAGCCAATCCCACTCTGACTTTGGACAGAGGCAACACGTACATCTTCGACCAAAGCGACAGCAGTAACTCAGGCCATCCACTCGCGTTTAAAGAAGGCAGCAGCAGCTACACCACAGGCGTAACTGTTTCAGGTACAGCTGGTCAGGCTGGCGCAACAGTGACAATAGATGTGGCAAGCAACGCACCTTCGTCACTGCTGTACTACTGCACAGTGCATGGCAATGGTATGGGCAACACAATATCAGTGGTGAACAGTAACCTGTCTCTGGTGGCATCCAACATCACCTCAGTCAACACTGTCGCTAACTCGACCAATCTAGCAAACATAACTTCTGTTGCTAGCGATGCAGCAGACATAGGCGCTGTAGCGACTAACATTGGCGGCACTGATACCATAGGAACTGTTGCTGCCAATCTGACAGGTACAAACACTATTGGTTCAGTGAATGGTGCGCTTACAGCTATAAATAATGTTGATGCTGCGCTGACTGCAATCAACAACGTCAATACCAACCTTAACTCAGTAAACAACTTCGGAGATACCTACTTTGTTGGTAGCACTGCACCTTCAAGCCCTACATCAGGTGACTTGTGGTTCGATTCGTCCACTGGCGTTGATAAGCTAAAAGTTTGGGATGGCACTTCATTTGTACTAGCTGGCTCAACAGTCAATGGAACATCAGAGCGTGTAAGCTATATTGTTGGCACAACACAAGGCGGTTACACTGGCTCGACTACAGTCTTCCCTGCCACATATGATGTAGGTTTTGTTGACCTTTACTTAAACGGTATCAAACTGACACCAAGCGACTTCACTGCAACAAACGGCACAAGCATCACTTTGGCTTCAGCAGCTTCGACAAATGACACTGTTGACATTGTGGCCTATGGTCAGTTTGTGGTCGCTAACATAACCACAAACAGCCTGACTGATGTGAACTCGAATGGCGTTACAAACGGTCAGGTGCTGGCTTACAACAGTACATCTGGTGACTTCGAGCCTACAACAATAACAGTACCACCATCAGATTTGGTCAACGACAGTTCTCCCCAGCTTGGGGCTGACTTGGACGCAAATAGCAACGATATCCTTATGGGCAACCAATCAGTCAAGTTTGGCACAAGCAAATGGGAAATCGTGCTGGACACAGCGGATAATGACCTCAACTTTAAATACAACGGCACGACTGTGTTCAAGCTGTCTTCAGCTGGTGCAGTGGTTGCTGCCGACAACATCTCAGCGTTTGGAACACCATAATGGCTATAGCAGCATCTGGCACAGTGTCGGCTGCTGACATCCGCACAGAATATGGATTGTCTGGGGAAGTCAGCTTCGCAGACCTTTACCGTGGTGGCTCGTATGTACGGGCCAAAGCGGCTAACAATAACGGAACTAACCTAGCAGCATCTGTACCTACCTCTGG